TAGTTACATTCCCCATGTCTGCAAGATTAAGTGTTATATCAGAACTTAAAGCTTTATTGTTAACTGTTCTTGATGTCGGAACTTTACCATTTAACTGCGTTTGTATGCTACTTGTAACACCGTCAACGTAGTTAAGTTCTGTCGTTGTAAGAGTTGCCCCGTCAAGTATATTTAACTCGCTTGCAGATGCGGTTACATCCGTTATTTTTGCAAGAGTTAAATTTGGAATGTCGCTTGCCTGCAAGTCCGCCCCTGCCGTTACTAAGCCCTTAGTATCATAAGTGATTTTACACTTTGTCGCACCCGTTATAGCGGTATTCTTAGCAACTTTATTATCAAGTTGTGTCTGTATTGCAGACGTTACACCGTCACAATAATTTAACTCTGTTATTGTTGCGGTTAAACCTGTTAAAGTATCGGCTTTGTCAACTGGGTATGTACTTGTATTATCCGTTAAATCTGAAATCTTAGTCGGAACGGTAACATCAACAACTTTATTTGCATCGGGAATTAATGCCGTACTGTTAACTTTAACGCCCTGTATAGAAGTGTCGGCAAGTCCGCCCTGAATACTTGTAGCATAATCACTACTTGATGTATAAGCAGCAGAGCCTAAACCTTTTACCGCTATGTCTTGAGCAGTTCCCCCTTCCTCTGTTACGGATATTGTACCGTTAGTCGTACCCGTTGCGAATGAATAAGTTGTATCTGTAAATTCTGCATTGGAAGGAACAGACTTTGCAATAGTGAATGATAATGCCGTTGCTACACCTGATGAATTGATGTAAACGGGTGTATTTGCATCACCTACGGCTGTGTTTGCGGTATGTGTAACCTTCGTTGCAGATGTTATACCTGAATTGATTGCTAACCATTGAGCAGCCGTGAAACTTGAGTTATTAAGAGTATATTCCCATTCCCAAGTTGTCGTGTTATTAGTTACCGTTGCTTTATAACGGTTGTATGCAGTATTAAGTGTAACATCCGCTTTATCGGTATTAGATACTCTTAATCCCCAAGTCTGATTCAATATATCAAAACGGTATAAATCAAACTTTGTGCTGTTTATTACCCAAGCATAATCCCAATTAGTCAATAAATCTTTATTATAAGCATCTAAATCATTAAAGGTTGCCCAATCATTACCATTATTAGTAATAACACTATTAACTACAAAAGCATAATCATTATTTGTAACCGTGCCTGCGTAAGCATTTAAAGCGGTTACGGTTGCAAAAGTACCGATAAATTTTGCAGTATTTGTTGATATACTTGAATTTACAAAATCTTTATCTGCTAACTGATTTGTAGTAGTAGCCTGTGAAGGTATTAAATCGGTTATATTCCCGAATTGTGTTTGAATTGATGATGTAACACCGTCAACATAATTTAATTCCGTTGTGCTTAATGTAGCACCGTCTAAGATGTTCAATTCAGAAGTATTTGCGGTTATGCCGTCTAATACATTTAATTCTGCGGTTGAAACCGTTGCACCGTCTAAAATGTTTAATTCAGCAGTTGAAGCTGTCAAGCCGTCAAGTGTGTTTATTTCGCTTGTGGAAGCGGTTACACCGTCAAGAATATTTAATTCGGTTGCATCTGCCGTTACTGCGTGCAATTTCTCAAAATCTGCCTTAACTGCACCGCTTTCGTGTAATTGATTTACTTCAGTATAGGTTGCCGTTACGTCTGATATTTTAGTAAGATTTAAAGCAGGTATATCGCTTTGCTGTAAGTCTGCACCACTTGTTACCAAGCCTTTTGTATCATAAGTAATTTTGCACTTAGTAGCTGCGGTTATATCTGCATTCTTTGTAACTTTATTGTCTAATGCCGTCTGTTGTGCCGTTGAAACAGGCTTGTCTAAGTCCGAAGTATTATCACAATTTCCAAGTCCGACCTGTGTTTTTGTTACGCTATGCGGATTGTTAACATCTGCAATATGAGTGTCGATTTTGTCATCAACGCCGCCGATTAAACTATCAAGAGTATTATAATTATCTGAAACTACACTTGAAAGACTGTCAATGCTATCTGATAACGCACCGTTGATACTGTCAATCTTATCATCCAATGCACCAGTTATGCTGTCGAACTTTGTATCAACTCCGCTTATGCTATCAGACAAAGCACCTGTGATACTTTCGTATTTAGTATCAACTCCACTAATGCTATCAGACAAAGCACCAGTTATACTATCATACTTATTATCGACTGCGGTTATACTGTCGCTTAATGCACCGTTTATGCTGTCGATTTTGTCATCTAAAGCACCTGTTATTGAATCGTACTTATCGTCAACAGCTTGTATACTATCTGCTAAACCGCCTGATATACTCTCTAATTCGTCTTGCAGGTCTGTTTGGTTTTGAATGTCGCCTTCTATTTGCCCCCAAAATGCACGACCTGTTACTATTTCAAATGTCGCTTCTAACATTGTTTGATTACCCCATTATAAAATGTAAATTTAATAAATCCTTGACATTGCTCAGGTCTGCCCTGAGAATCATAAGCAACAAGATAACCTATATTCATATAGTTAAGTCTTGCCGTTTCCTCTGATGTAAAATCAACGTATAAAGGAAATTCAGGGTTTGCAAAAGATTTTCTTATACATCCTGTTACAAATTCAACTCTCGAAGGTGCAGGCTCGTTTTCCGTTGCTATTAAATTTATCTTTAAAAAATGCTTGTCAAAGGCTTGTGTATTATTGCCTTTGAATTGTTTTTCTGGTTCTTCGTTCATCGTTTATTTTCCGTAAGTTATAAAAATCTGATCTAATTGTGCATCTGTAATACTTGGTATGAACTGTTTAATATATGTATTTAACAATTCGTCCCCTCTGTAAACACGTTCACAAAAATTCCAAGCAGCAGCAATGTCGTCATTGCTATTAACAAGGGCCATAACTTGCTGATAACCAAGCCCTGCCGGTTGGCAAATATATTTATAAAAGTCATATTTTGTAATGGCTAACTTGGCAATTCTTTCTTTTTCCTGTTGCTCTTTTTGTTCTTCATAGTCAGGGTTTTTAATAAGACGGCCGTTATCGATTACATAATAAATAGGGTCTTGTTGTATTTTTTGAGCTTGTTTTTCCGTAATAGCAATATATCCTTCCGGAAGAGGGCCGAGTTCATTTTGTATTTGAACATTCATAGAATCATTAACGATATATTGGCCTCTGTAATCGGGGAGTATATTCCAATCGTCATTGCTTATATCATACAAAGCCGCTTGATTTTTATGTAAATCAGGTTTTTTAAATGTTGAATAAGCAGGCAATATATAAACATCATACCCGGCTGCTTTTGTTCTTTCCGGGTCTATAAATGCCTGTTCTTCTTCAATAAATTCTAAAGTTTCTGAATTATATCTATATGTGAACATTATTGATACCTCGTGAATACTCTTACTTTTATGCCTTTTGTATATACACTGTCTGCCGAACCGATAATTCCATTGTGAGTAATTGTGTGAGTGTGGCTTCCGTTTTTATTTACTGTTATTGATGGTGTCCAAGACCCTGCATTGCCTGTCGTGGAATTTGAATTACTAATACTTGTCACAAAGTATTTCTGTTCAAGAGAAGAAGGCTTGCCGTCTCCATAATCTCTGTTTGAACTTGTTAATTTGTAACTATGATTATGATTTGGAGCACTTGTACTCGAAGCACCGTGGTCGTGATATCCGTTTGAAACAGTTTGTAAATTTAGCTCCGGGAGTCCTGCACTTATCCAACCTGCCGAAGTTCCACCATAAATGGCACGTCCTCTAAAATCTGGAAATCTAAAATTCCCGGAAGCTTCATCCCCTTGATTATAAGTATCACCATAAATGGCATATAAACCACTATAAACACCGGTTTTAGATTCTTCTTGTCCGACTAAATCGATACAATTTGCAGGTAAAGGGCCTGAAAAATCTAATGTTATTTGAGGCACTCCGATTTCTCTATCTCCGGTTATTATTACTTTTTCCCACCACGCTGTCTCGTTTACTGCATGCCCTTTACATTCATTATTTGAATCAAGTTGAATAGGATGATAAAGTATCAGTTCGCTGCCGTTAACAACTTTTACTATACTTGTTAAATCATAAGCAGTATTAGCATCCCACGTCGGAATACCTGCTTGTAATAAATAACATGCCTGATGTGATATTGTTCTTAATACACCGTTTACTTCTTCTATTGGTGGAAAGTTCTTAGTTGTAATAACAGCATCAGTCCACCCATTTTCATAAGCTGAATCAGATTGAATTTGTGCATCAGTATTAACTGCTGTTGGATTAGTTGGAGTTCCGCTTAATGCACTTCCGAATACACCCAAATCAGTTAATGAAGCTTTACCGGCAAAGACCTTTCCTGTTAATCTTTGTAATGTTGCCATTTTTTATTTTCCTTTTAATAAGCTGCTAATTGTATCGAAACACCCGTGGGTGCAAGTAAAACACCTTTGTAAAGGCACATATTTATAATTGTTGTTAAACTTATCGGATAGTGATATGTGATTTCATGCGGTTGCCATGTGGTATATACTAAAGGATTGTCTATATATCCATCATCGTTATATATAACCTCGCCATTTATCATTTCCTCAAAGTATAAAGTAATTGCTCTGTCGATGTTTCCGGCATTATGTTCAATACTGTTTTTTATTATTTTTAAACCGATAACGATTTTATATTGATCATCATCTAATTCTTGTTTATTAGCTTGCAAGTCTTTATATGTTAATACACCTGCCGGAACTGTATCGTTAAAGGTAGAATAATCAGAATAACCGCCCCTTTGAGGGTCTAATTCTGCAATTGTATCAGTTCCATAAGACGGATAACTTAAATATGTATTACTCCAAGAATTGTTCTCGTTATAAGCTCTTGAAACACCAACCCATTGACCGATAATATCTAATTGAGGGCCTTTGGCTGTCCGCCAATTAAAACCGTCTCTGATTTGAATTAATGCCATATTAGATAAAACTAACCGGGCCAATAATTCAATTGTGGCTTTGGCTTTTTCTTTGCCGTTATATTGTATAATAAGCAGGTTGCTATAATAGCTCTGCAATTCTTTTAAGAGTGCTGTGTAATCCATTTTATATTGTACCAATAGTTATATCTGCTGCTGATACTGTAAATTTATTTTTAAGGCTTGGTGATGCAATAAAATCATACCAGTTTGTATTATCTGTTGAAACCTGAACATCTAATACATAAGCACCTGTGCCGAATGATAATAATTGGTTGGCTGCCACCTCGGTTATATAAGAAGTCTCAGCCGGAGCATTCAATCTGAAACTTAAATTTTTTGCAACCATATCGGCAAAGTTTGCTGTGTTTAATTGGAAATTTGAATCGACAATTTTAACATCAAATTTTACATATAATCTTACTGCTGCAGCTTCATCGTAGTTTACGGTTATAACTTGCCCTGCAACATTTCTTGTTGTTGCAGAAATACCTCCTCTTGTATTGAGTCCGCATCCGTTCTGGTAAATAACCGTTGCAATATCATCTTGGCTGCCACCTTCAACTATTGCCCATATAGTATATGCCGCCGTTCCGGTTGAGTCGGGGTCTGTTGCAGTATCATTTACATGAACTATTGCATCAGCAACACCATCAAGTTCTAATAATTGAGCATTCATAGCATCGTAATTATTCTGACCTTTAATTGCAGTGGAACGATTACGTCTTACTCTAAATTGAGCATCTGTTTCTTGAGGTTGGCCTATTGATGTGGGAGCAACCGAATTATTAACAGTAATAACGCCAAGAACCTTTGTAACTTGGTTTTGTATAGTTCCGGTTGGGGAAGTATAATCACCTTTTAAACGGCTTCTGAAAGGAAGTGTTACGGTTTTAGTTGTCTCGCCAAGGCCAAGTTGAATTGTAGTCGTGGCGATTAAATACCATAAATTGCCTGCGTTATCTGATACAGTATAGCTTGCCGCACTAATATCGTTATATCTACCATCTAAACCCTCAAGCGTAACTGTTTTATTTACGGTAATGTCCATGTCTTGTATTGTAAATGTTCCACCGTTTCTGGTTATATAGTTTAAAGCATAACGGCTGTCTTGTACCGTACCGGAACAGTTATCCGGGTTAAAAGAGTTATAAACTTCTCTTGTAAGTTCTTTATTATCGCTTATAACTTGAGCAATAATATTTGTTAATTGTCCGTCCGGGCTTGAGCTATCAAAGTTTATTAATTCACCGTCAGCGGCATATATTTCGTTCATTCCGCTTTGTAGAAAATCTAAAGTGGTTTTATAATCAAACAGAGTAAGTCCGTTTTTATCAATACCCTCTTTGGTTGTTATTCCCTGTGTCATTTTAAATTATCCCTTTACTGTCAATTGGTATATTTAAAGGTGTGGTTGAATATATTGTATAAATTGAAGTTTGTGCTCTATAACGGCGGTTATCATAAACCGCACTTTCAAAACTTACTATTTCAAGAACACCCTCAACATTTTGTATAACTTCAATTAAATCGTTATCAAGTAATTCTTTTTGATTGTGGCTTCCGAGTCTGATACTCCAAGGAATGCCGTTTTGTAAAGCAAAAAAGCAGTCTTGAAACCACTCTCTTATTTTTTGTTGTATATCGTATTCAATGGCCCTTTGTTTTGTGGCATAATCTAACTGCCCATTACCAAAACACCAATCGCCGTTATTGTCTGTTATTCGTACTCTCATAATTATAAAGGTGTAATATTAGTTATTATTCCGTTCGTTACCGTTATTGTTTTTCTGGGATTGTCGCCACTATAAAAACTGGCTGATGCTCCAGTTTGAGCATTTAAAGTGTGTGCTGTTAAAGTTCCTGTGGCTGTTATTGTAGGAATTGTCAAAGTGCTTGATGTAGCATTTACATCAAAATTAGTTGTATTACTTGTAATTGATTTGTCTTTAATTTGAATGTCTGATTCGCCATAAAATAAATGCAAAGTATCAGCTAAAATAGTAATCATCTTAGCTAAAGACCTTAAACCAACAATGGCAATACAGTCAGTCAAATCGTGCATTCTCGGATATGCTTCCGGTTGAACTTCCCCAGTGGTAAACCAACTCTCAAGTTCTCTGTCGCTAAATAATAAAATGCACTCTTCCCCCGGCTCGATAGGATAAGTCATATATGGGGTGCAATAACAAACCTTAGCTGTTACAAGTGCATAATCTCGTGTTTTTTGCGTGCCGTCTTTGTTTAAACCAAGCGTTCTTTTATTTACTATTGAAACCGTGGCCGTTAAATCATCCGCATTAAAGGATTGAATTATTCCAACTCTAATACAGTTTAAATCCAAGCCGACTTTATTAATAACGCTTTCAAGAACGGTTGTTAAATCGGGTTCACCTGCTAATTGATTAAATTTGTTTAATATATTCATTACTTATCGTTTGCAATACCTTTTACACTTCCAAGTTGAACGTGAGTGAAGGTGTTATATGGGATTACTTTTCCGCTCCATACAGCTCTGAAAGTATTTAATTGTTTTGTTAATGTAACACCGTTTATTCTAAAGTCTATTGCTAAACCTTGAAGGTGCTTACTGTTTGAAACACCGCCACAATTAGTATTATTTGTTATTGTTCTAAAGCAAGAGTTTATTTTAACGGTGCAACCGGGGAAGTATTTATCGAGTATTCTTTGAAAATAAACCCCGATATAATATACGTTTGTCATTATTCCAAGCGTTAAGTCTTTCATAATATCGGCAGGCTGATTGCTATTTACCAATAACTCTCGCCAATTGATATTTTTAGTCATCATTACATTTGGAACGACACCATTATTTTTTCTGATTATTTCATAAAGGGCTCTTACCGTTGCAGGTGTATCAGTAGCAACAGGCTCTATTTTCTCACCTTTTACTTTGTTAAAATTGTATTCTAATTTATTGTCTGTCGTGGTTATTTCCGCACCCGGAAGCAAAGCACCAATCCACATTTCAACTTCGGTGGTTCTTGTACCTGCCTGTGTGGGTGAGAATAAACAGTTATGAGTAAAGCCCATAACTTTAAATTGACCGTTATAATTAGAAAATATGCCCGATTTTATTTCTAATAATTGTCCTATTATTAAATCGGGAAGGAATATACTTTTTATAGTTAAACTTGCATCTCTTCTCATCGGAGTTTCAAGAAGGCCTGCATCGTCAGTTATTACCGGAACAGGAACGTCTATACATTCATTATTCATAATGGTGTTTAACATACCGTTATCAATAAATGTATTGCCGCCTGATAGTTTATTTAATTCTTCCAGAGCATTACCGTCAAATGTTGTTGCTGTTTTTATTTCCCCTTCCAATGCTCCGGTGTTTGCAATTGCACAATTTGGTAAATCCTGTGCAATAGTGTTATAAATATCTTTAAAAGAAGTGCCTGCTTCAAAAGTATGAGAAGTATTACAATCTAATAAATCAAGGGCCTGTGCTTGTATATTTGTTATAATATCCGTTGCACCACCTGCTTTATGAGAATAAGCCTGTAAAATACGACCCATAAATATTTGGCTCATACTTCCGTTATAACCTGCCTCAACCTGCATATATTTCCATTTTGTCTCGTCTATTGGAAATACATCCTGAAATATTTTGTCTCTTGTTGAGGGTGCTAAGTTATATAATTGAACGTTGGCTCTGCAGCTTGTAGTATGAACGCTTCTTTCAACACTCATTTGACATGTTATAGGATACTCTATAATAATAGTCTCTTCTTGAGTGTATATTGTAACTCTATATATCGGGTCTCTTTTTATCATTCTAAATTATAAATTTCGGTTTCAATAGTTGCCACATCTTCTTCATTCAATACAAACATTTGTATTCTTCCGGAAGTAAAATCATCTATTCGGAACGGTTCAACCATACCCTCAGAAGTAAACATTATTCCAAAAGGAATAATTCTTTTTAAATGCCTTAAAGCATTTGGAGTCAATACTACTTTTATGCATTTTTGTATTGTGTCATTATATGCAATACTAAAATACCAACTCTCCATTCTTCCGCAATATTCAAGGTAAAAGTCGGCCGTTTCGTTATTATCTAAAACCAAAGTGTGTTGTTGCTTCGGTGCTGCTGTTAGTGTTATTATTTGCTTCATTATGTCTCCCAACCTAACCAGTTACGATAACCTTTGATTGATTTATTTCTGCTCATATCTTGAAGAATAGATACATCCGGGCCTTGGGCTTTACCGTTATCTTCAACCTCGGCTTGAGTATAATTTGCATACTTTGCTAATACATCCGGGTCTGGGTCGGTATATTGAATGTCTGTAAAGTTTAGTTGTTTTAATGAAATACTTATTGTTGCCACATGGTTTTCATTCCCTTGGTTGAAGTTCAGTTCGGTAATATACATATTATATAGAACTCCAAAAGGTGAAGTGAACGTCAGTGCTGTATCTGTATCTCTCAAAGCCACTAAAGTATTATAAACATTTTGCAGTTTAGTGACATCATTTATATTTCGTTTTACGTTTTTAAAGATTTTAGTATAACGATTTATGCTTTCTTCAATATCAACAGCGACATTCTTAGCTAACTGAGTTAAGTTATCAACCGGGGGCAATAGCTGTCCTATTGCACTTAATTTATCGGTCACCACATAATCTCTATAATTGCCGTTTATTTTATCAGCACCGATTTTTTTTAAGTCTATTTTTTCATTTAAAGAGTTATATAATCTTCTTAAAAAACGAGGGTTTGAAGTCGATGGAACATAAACAAGCTCGCCGACCATACCGTTTAAGGAACATTCAATAGGTGCGTGTGCTATTACATCCTGAATAGCTGTGTTGTTTTCGGTGTAATTATCTGTAATGTCGTTTGTTATAGTAATTGAATGGTCTGTTATTACATCAAAATAAACACCGATATTATTGTCAAGTTCTGACTCTTTACCCCACGTTACCAAGCCCCCATATAGTTCTTGTCCTTTTGATTTCAACTTGTTTACAAAGGAATTACTATTAAAAGGGTTTGCCGGTATTGAAGCCCCTGTTTGAGATATGATTTCGTTTGATATTATGCTCATGAATTAAAGGTTCTATTTGTATATGATAAACCACTCCAAGGGTGCAACCAACCTTGAATAAAGTTTTTATCTACTCTCTCTGTTTCAACATTTATTGTTCTTGAATCGTTTATATTGTATTCGTTTTTGTTTCCGTTATTGTTTGTTACAGAGGACGGTAAAATATTGTCTTGGCCTGCTTGGTTTCTTCTTGCCGCTTCTTTTCGTATTTGTTCGGCATCATAATTTAAATCGTCTTTAAGTTGATCCATATTCTCTTGGAAGTTGTTTTTTTGAAGCCATTGTTGAAGCCATTTTCCAAGAGGAGTGCTAAATATAGAGTCAATTATATTTAATATTCTTTGTAATAGCTTGATATAAAATTCGGCCATTACTGCGACACCTGATAACCAAGCATCAATCGGATGTTTTGTAAAGACGGTTGCAATATCTTTTATGGTTTGGCCTAACTGTTTAAAATATTCAACCGCATCACCAATTACACTATCACCGCCTCTTTGGAAGGTTGCAAAATCATCAAGCAATAGAAAGGCTATTGTTAATGGCCAGAATGCTCTTGAAATCGCACCGCCTAAGACTCCAAATAAACGTCCTATAATCGGAATTTTAGTTATAAACCCTGATAAACCGCTTAATAAGCCTTTGCCAAATATTCTTATGGTTTGCAGCATTTTTACAACAGGCTTCAAATATTTACCTACAAGTGGGATTGCTTTGAGCCATTTTCCAAAACCCTTAGTTATAATCGCAATAAGCCCAATTATAAAGCCTCTGTATTTTGGAATGGCCTCTATTATTTTTACAAAGAACTCCATAAACCTTGCCAAGTGCGGCATTATTGCAACAAGAATTCTGTCTTTGAAGTATTGCATTTTTACATTAACAATACTCATTTGTTTATGGTATTCTTGAATGGCTTGTCTTTGTTTATCGGTCAACCTATACTTAGCCATTTCTTTATTCATGGCTTCGAACTCTTGTCTTGTCATCCTAAGAACGGATAACATACGAGGGTCAATTCCCAGACGTTCTAATAAATAGGTTGCGGATGTATCGTTTAAACCCCTAATTCTGGCTCTAAGCTGTTCTAATACATCCTCGGCATTGGTTGGTCTTATACCGGCGAGAGCAAAGCCCTCATAACCTTGCCCGGTCAGTTTCATTTCAAACAGTCGTCTGTTTAAATCTGCGACCGCCCCTGCTGCTCCTTGTTCACCAAGTGAAGCGTTCATGGCAGCACCAACTTGACCCCATTTTTGGAATGTACTTAAAGCAATGTCAGAATTACGAGTTAGGTTAATCCATTGTTGATTTTGTTGAACTAAACTTTGAGAAAGACTATTTAATGCAACAACTGCACCTGAAACGGCAGTTATTAAAGCACCGATGTTTTTAGCAGTTTTTACAATGCTTTGAGCAACATTTTTGTTTTTCTTATCAACATCATTGGTTTTTTGTTCTTGGTTTTTCATTTCCTTGGCTGCTTTGGTCGCTTTTTCTATAAGCTCATCTAAAGCTTTAGCGACCTTTTTAGCACCCTCGTCATTGCCAAGAATACCCAATTCAATTACTAATTCGCCTAAAGTTCCTGCCATTTATTTTTCCGTTTTGTTGTTTAGATCGATATAAGCACTCTCATATTCGTTTGAGAATGTCAAATAATCAAAAGTAGTAAGTACTCTATCAACGGGGCTTGCCCATATTTTGTCGGGGTCGCCACCGTATAATTTAGCATTTGCGAGAGTACAAACTATTAATGTGTCATTATCCGCTGTTATTGTTGTTCTGGGATATTGTTTGTCAGAGTCTGAAACCTTTGTGTCAACTCTGAAACGAGGCTTTTGAAAAAAGGGCTTAGGTTAACCTCGCAACACTTAGAAACAATCTCGTAATAATCCTCTCTTATTTCAGGTTTATCATCAAATAATTGTTTGTTTATTTTAACAAAATCATAAGTGCAAGACCCTAAACAAGCAAAAACGGCTCTGTTAAAGTCTTCTGAAACATCCATATTAAGTATTAACTGTCCTAATTTGCTAAATATATCGTTCGTGTCGATATTTTGTAATTTTTCAAAGTTAATGTCCTTAATAATGCCTGCATCCAACAGACTCTTCATAACCGTTTTTTTTAAGTTGACGGCATCTTCGAAAGATGCCGCCTTAATCATTACTTCTTTGTTTCCGTTTTGTGTTGTAAATTCCATTCTTCTATTCCCCTTTCATGATAGATATTAACCGATTGCCCTTTGTGCTTCGGCAAAGAATATCCTATAAACTGCAAGGCCCTGTTCGGTTTCACCTTGTAAGTTTTCATATGTAT